TTTAACGCAGTTGCAGGTGCAATGAATGCATCTACTGGACACAACCATGACGGAACCAGTGGTGGTGGTGCCCCAATCGAAAGCATTGGTCCTGCACAAGACTTAGTCGTAACTTCTACTAATGTTAATCCTAAGACAACTAACACATTGAGCTTAGGTGCAGCGGGTGCTCAGTATAAAGATGCATTTTTTGATGGAACAGTTCAGACAGACTTACTATTGGTAGATGAAACTTCAATATTTACTGGAGCTATTACTGCTAATGGCGGTATTACAGGTAATCTTACTGGAGATGTTACTGGTGACCTTACAGGTAACGCAGACACTGCTACAACATGGGCAACTGCACGAGAGATTGCACTTACAGGAGATGTCACAGGTAGTGTAACAGGTGTTGACGGTAGTGGTAACATTAGCATTACTACTACAGTAGCTGCAAATTCTGTCGCACTGGGCACAGATACTTCTGGTAACTATATGACAGATGTGTCAGCAGGTACAGGTGTTACAGTTACTCACACCCCTAACGAAGGGTCTACTGCTACTGTGGCTATTGGTCAAGCAGTGGGTACTACTGACAATGTTACATTTAATACAGTAACTGCAAACCTTACAGGTAACGTTACAGGGAATGTTACAGGGAATGCAGACACAGCAACTACCTTAGCAACTGCAAGAACTATTGCAGGTCAAAGCTTTAACGGTTCTGCTAACATCACTATTGCTGCAACAGATTTGTCTGACACTAACCAAGCATTATCAACTACATCAGATGTTACATTTAATGACTTAACAGTATCAGGTAATCTTACTGTATCAGGCACAACTACTACAGTTAACACAGAGACAATCAATCTAGCAGACAACCAAATCGTACTCAATAGTAATGAAACAGGCACACCTACACAGAATGGTGGTATTGAGATTGAACGTGGTACTCAACCAAATAAAACATTGTTATGGTACGAAAACGTAGATGAGTGGTCTGTAGGTTCAGAAACATTTGAAGCAGGTACATTCAAAGGTGATCTAACTAAAGCTAGTGATCTTACAATCAGTGCTACAGGTACAGGTGATATTACACTAGACGCTGCTGGTGATATTATCCTAGATGCTGATGCTAATGCACAGGTTATCTTTAAGGATGGTGGTGTCAGTAAATTTCTATTTGATGGAAACACAGGAAGTATTCAAACATACACAGGCGATCTTTCTATAAGAACAACTACTTCAGGCGCAGTAACATTGCAGTCTGTAGGCTCTGCAAAAGATGTAACTCTAGACAGTGCTAATGATGTTATACTTGATCCAAGTACAGGTGTTACAAAACTCTACAGAGGTGGTACTCAACTAGCACAACTAGACACAGGCTCTACTTACGGCGATCCGCTAAAGATTTCTACATCTGCAACAGGTACTGGTACTATGACTGAAAGCCTTTGGGTAGATCAGTACGGTGTTAATGTCCTGTATGGTCTGCGTGTTGGTGATAGCAGTAATCCTACTGAAGATGACATCTACGCTGTTGGTGACATTCAAGCTGGCGGCAACATGACTTGTACCACATCAAATGTGACAACAATAGACTTTGGTGACTGGACTATCACAGAAAGCGCTGGGGTTCTTTACTTCGCCACAGGCGGTACAAATAAAATGAAGCTAGATGCGTCTGGCAACCTAACAGTAACAGGCGATGTGACAGCTTACGGAACAGTATAATGGCTTTACAGACTAGCGGTGCTATCAGTTTAAGTAATATCCAGACAGAGTTTGGCGGTACTAATCCCATTAGTATGTCTGAATACTATCGTGGTGGCTCTTTTGTAACGGACAACAATACAAGTATTCCTAATTCTGGTGCTATAGACATGGGAGACTTTTATGGTTCAACAAACCAGTTTAGTCATACCATTACTGAAAATCAACAAGAAATTAATTTAAGCACTTACTTAACAGCACAAGGTTGGGACGGTACGGCACCAGTAGTGGTAACTATTGATACAGGTGTTTATATCTGGTCAGATGACAATACTGTTGGTGGTTTAACTATTCCTAGTAGTATGAATGGATTAGTAACGCTTACTAACAACGGATACATCATAGGCCGTGGTGGTAATGGTGGCGGTCAAAACGGCTCTGCAACAAACGGTGGACCTGCTCTTGTAAACAACGCCACTGGTGTGACTTTAACCAATGCTTCTGGTGCCTTTATCGCTGGAGGCGGTGGAGGCGGTGGCGGTGGAGGCTCTCCTGTAGCTGGCGGCGGAGGCGGTGCTGGCGGTGGTACAGGCGGTAATGGTATTTATGGGACCACTCAGTTAGGAGGCTCTGGTGGAGCTGTTGGACAAGCAGGTCAAAACGCAATAGGATCAGGTAAAGACAGTACTGCTGCTACAGGTGGCGGGGCTGGTGGTGGCGGCGGTGCAGCCACAACATGGTTTGATGGTGGCTCTGGTGGTGGTGCTGGAGGTGGTCGTATCCTTGGCTCAGGTGCTACAGGCGGTAGTGGTGGTGTTGCTAATTCTGGTGGCGGCAATCAAAATGGTGGCGCAGGTGGGGCCAATGGAAATGCTGGTGTAAATGGTTCCGCTGGTGATGGTGGAGGCGGCTGGGGTGCAGCAGGTGGCGGCTCAGGAGGCTCTGGTGGTGCAGCTATCTCTGGTACAGCTATAGCAACATACACTAACAACGGTACTGTATACGGATCAGTAGCATGAGTATAAACTTGACACCAGAAGAGCTAGAGGCTATGCTTGATCGTGCAGCTAGGCGTGGTGCTAGAGAGGCACTAAAGTCTATGGGTCTGCAAGATGAGGATGCCCGAAGAGATATCTCAGAAATGCGTACCCTGTTAGAAGCATATCGTGATACAAAGAAAAGTATATGGTCTACTATAGTAAAAATAACCACAGTAGGATTGCTTACTTTTATAGCTGCGTCTGTGTGGATGCAAATAGGGAATAAGTAAAGGTAGAAACAATGATGAATAAAGAAAATAGTGTGGCAGAAAATTCGCCAGACGTACTACTTGCAAGAAAGTTTCTAGGCTTTAATGGTCCTTCAGAGCAGCTAACAAACTTTCTAGCTGCGAATCCTGCTGCTGCTGCCCGTATGGGTAAGTATCAACAAGCTATGGCTGGCATGGCTAAAAACAAAGTAGGTGCTGATGAAGGTACTGCTGGTACAACTCTTGAAGACTTTCAAGGAATGCAACAAGACCTCATCACAAAGACTATGGACCCCACTCAGTCTACTGTTTCGCAGATTACACCAGACACTTCTCAAGACATCGCAGCTGGTACTGGTCAGATCTCAACACCAGCTCCAACAGTAACTGCACAAACCGTAGGTACAGGTCAACAAGCTGCAGCTCCTACTACTAGCCCTGCTGCACAGACTACAGCTACGACAGTGACCCCTGAAGTTAAGGCTGAGACGGCAGCTACACAAGCACAGACTGGCACTGTATCACAAGAAGCTCAAGTAGATGCACAACAACAGACGGCAACTTCTATAGCAAACATGGAGGCTGCTCAAGGTACAGCCACTATGGTTAATGCTCCTGCTGCCAGAGAGATACGAGAAGGTGAACTTATCTCTGGTGTAGCTGACGCAGAGAAAGCTGCTAAGTTTAACGAACAGATTCAGGCAGCTCAGGCTACACCATCAGATCAGGCTACAGTGCAAGGTCAACTAGAAGGATTGATGCAGCAGTTTGAAGGTGGGGCAACACCTCCTTGGGCTTCAGGTGCGATGAGAAACGCAATGGCTGCTATGGCTGCTCGTGGACTAGGTGCATCATCTATTGCAGGACAAGCTGTTATTCAAGCAACTATGGAGTCTGCATTACCTATCGCACAAATGGATGCACAAACAGTTGCACAATTTGAATCACAGAACTTGTCAAACAGACAACAACGTGCTATGCTTGCAGCACAACAACGTGCACAGTTTCTTGGTATGGAGTTTGACCAAGCATTCCAAGCTCGTGTAGCCAACTCTGCTCGTATTGGTGATATTGCCAATATGAACTTTACTGCAGAGCAACAGATTGCTCTTGAAAACTCTCGTGCAGCAAACACTATGAACCTAAACAACTTGTCTAATAGACAGGCTATGGTAATGGCTGAAGCTGCTGCATTGTCGCAGTTAGACATGGCTAACTTAAACAACAGACAACAGGCTGCTGTACAAAATGCTCAGAACTTTATGCAGATGGATATGGCTAACTTATCTAATGCACAGCAGACAGAGCTGTTTAAGGCGCAGCAAAACATTCAAGCATTGTTTACGGATCAAGCAGCAGAGAATGCTGCAGCACAGTTTAATGCTACATCTGAAAACCAGACTAATCAGTTCTTTGCTAACCTTGCATCTCAGGTGTCACAGTTCAATGCATCTCAAAGCAATGCCATGTCGCAGTTTGACGCAAGCTCGGTTAATGCTATCAGACAGTTTAATGCTCAGATGGATCAACAACGTGAGCAGTTCAATGCACAAAACGGTCTAGTTGTAGCACAGGCTAATGCTCAGTGGAGGCAGAACATTGCCACACTAAACACAGCAGCTCAGAATGAATCTAACATGGACTACGCAAAAACTATCAACGCTTTGACATCTAAGAACCTAGATGAAATCTGGCAACGTGAACGTGATATTATGTCGTTTGCATTTACTGCCGACCAGTCTGCGATGGACAGATCTTTGCAAATTATTTTGGGTGATAAACAATTAGAAGTTGCTAGGGCACAGATGGCTCAAGCTGAAAGCTCTGCTAAAACTAATCTTGCAATGAGGTTCTTGTTTGGTACAAGTCCTTCAGGTATTCTCGGGAATATATTTGAAGATGGGATATTTGGATTGGGAGGTAAGTGATAATGTCTTTTAATTATCAACCAAATTACATGAAGCTAATTAAAGCTTTACAAGAAGGTGGTCTTGAAGGTGCTTCCCAAGCTAAACAAGCGAGAGCTACCAGAGGTCTTGGAGGTAAGTTACCGTTAGACATTAAACAAGTAGATACTGAAAGTCTCTCAGAGCAGATGCTAAGTTACTTCTCGGATATAGACGAACAGAATAAAAGAGCTAGAGAAGAGAATAAAGCAAAAGCTGAAGCAGCAGAAAAAGCAAACGCAGAGGTTGATCCTGTTACTGGAGAGATA